GGTCTATTCCTAGCAACCTTCTTTGCTGGCACAGGTGTTGGTTCGATTGCAACCAACGGTTACTGGATGCTCGGTTCTATCATCGGTGTTGGAACTGCTTTCGCTGCTGTCCTAACTATGCTCGGTGTTTCACTTACCTGGCAGGGAACCCTAAACGCTGACGATGTGGCTAATGCTTTTCGAGCCGCAGTAGCTAAGGCAGCAGAGGGCAACGAGAACCTTCAGGACGCACTCAAGGTCGAGAAGGACGGCGATTTCAGCTTTGATGATGTTGTCTTTGATGGTGACGATGACTTGTATGACCCAAACGCTACTGACGGCGTGAAGTAGTCCTACCCTTAGCCTTTAGCTTTAGTCGCTCCTTGAGCGTCAGTCCTCCCCAGATTCCGTACTGCTCGTTGTTCACTAAAGCAAACTGCAAGCACTCGTTCTTCACCGGACATTCTTCGCAGAACTTCTTAGCCAATACGACATCGCCGTTTCTGCCTCCAATGTCAGGGAACCACAGCTCTCCGTCAACTTCCTGACAGATAGGTGCTCCGTGCTTCTTGATGGCATCGGCTAGTTGGGTAAACGCTTGATCTGGTTTCATAAGTGACACGATACGACTATGAAAAAGAATTTGTCAAATTGAGTTGACGAGCACTTGCAATCGTGTATAGTGATAAATGGAAAGTTTGCTCCTTGTTCTCTTTCCTCTCTCTCTGTAGGCCCCCGCTGACCCCCTCGGCGGGGGCCTCTCTCTTATCTCTCAGAGGCTTTAGTGCCACCCCAGATGCCGTACGGCTCACGAGCGGTGATGGCGTAGTCCAGGCAAAGCTTCTGCACCGGACACTGACGGCATAGACGGATAGCAATGTTCTCCATGTCTCTAGCCGCTTCGGTCAAAGCTCCCACATCTTCGGGGAAGAACACATCGGGGTAATCTTCACAGGCGACTTTCTTGCCGACCTTGATAATCGCAGACTGCAATGCGATGTACTTTTTGTTGACTTCTTTCAAAATGTCCTTCCTATCCTCTAGGGTATTGCTTAGAAGGAGAAAAATGAACGATTTGAACACCACTGACCTAGCGCAGTTTGGAGCACACTACCTAGGCACTTTCGCATCAGACAGCCCTGAGTGGCACGAGCTACGCACAAGGGGCATCGGTGGATCCGAGATTGGAACCATTATGGGTCTGAACCCTTGGGAGTCTGCCTACGCACTGTGGGCTAAAAAGACCGGAAAGATTACTGACGACTTCAAGGAGAACTGGGCAGTCCGTTTGGGCAAGGCTTTCGAAGAACCTATCGTCAAGCTGTTCGAGGAAGAGCACCCAGAGCTAGAGATTTATTCCTGTGGCACATTTGCCTCTAAGGAAGTTGACTTTATGCACGCTAACCCAGATGCCTTAGCCAGACACAAAGAGACTGGCGAGTGGTATGTCATTGAAATCAAGACGGCTCGTTACCCGTGGGAGGCAGTTCCACAGCACTATGTCTCACAGGTACAGCACTACATGGATGTTCTAAACATTGCGAAGTCCTATGTAGTTGCCGTGGCTGGTATGGACTACAAGGAGTATTACATTCCTGCCGACCCATTCCAGCAGTCAGTTCAGCGTGACGCTGCCTTCAGGTTCTGGCAACAGCTAAAGACTGACCAGCGACCCGACTGGGATGGTAGCGAGAGCACCTACCAGGCTGTGCGCCGTGTGAACCCAAAGATTGAGGACAGAGATGTCGAACTTGGCGAACTCGGCATTGGTCTCTGGAACGCTCAGCGTAGAGCTGACGAGGCTCTGGCAGAGCTGAATGAATACAAATCTGCAACCCTAGAAGCAATGGGTTATGCAAAAACGGCTTATGTGACAGTTGACGACTTGCCTCCTGTCAAGGTAGCCTCAAGACAAATGCGTGGTGGAAGCCCCGCTCTTATCATCCACAAGAAGGGGAACTAATGCAGTTATTTCTCGGCGACAGGATCACTCTTGTCAACGGACAGACCTTTGCTAACGGCGTTTGCAAGGGAATCGTGTTACACGATGACAAATCACTAGACCGTCTATACCTAGAGGGTTTTGACCAAGCGTTCTGGATGTCAGACGGCTGGAAAGTAGTAGAAGAAGAAGAGGAGCAGTAAATGGCAAACTTCGATTTGAACTCATACGAGACAGTCGAACAACGACACGCTAGAGCAATCGAGGCGTACCCAGACCTCCGGTGCGAGATTATCAATCACACCACGGCTGAGGACAGAGCTAACAAGACTTGGGTCGTAGAGGCTCGTGTCTACCTAAACGCTGCTGACCAGTCGCTAGGGCTGTTCAAAGCATCCGACTGGGCGTTTGAGATTGACGGTGCTGGAATGGCAAACAAAACCTCTGCGCTGGAAAACGCAAGTACCTCCGCTTTGGGTAGAGCGCTCCGGTGGGCTTTGGCTGGCTCTAGGGGGCCAAGCCGTGAGGAGATGCAGAAGGTAGAGCGTGTAGCTCAGGCATCAGAAGATTGGCTCGCTAAAGCAGATAAGCTTTCCGATGTAGAAGCGTTGCGTATGCTCTGGGCACAAGCCAAGGCAGCTAACGCCGACACTGAAATCTTAGACAGGATAAAGACCCGTGCGAACACACTCGGAAGTGCTGGCAGCCTCCTTGGAGGAATTGAGGGAAGCCTACCAGGACTGCTTGCGGAGGATGCTGGAAGCGGAACAGCAGGGTCGGTTGCTAAAGGCAGAGTCACTCCGCCTCGAAAGTAACTTCTGGAAAGTCGAATTCCTACAACGAGTAAAGGCTCTAAGTGAATCCATCAGAGATCATCAGGCAAATAGCGGAGCTGACTCAGGAGAACAGCAAGGGAGCTGACGCTCTCTACGCCAGTGAGATTGAGTTAGCCGAGCTAGAACATAAATTAGATCTTATAGAGCAGAGGGCGTTCATCCGTAACCAAGGAAGTGTTGCGGATAGAACTGCTCTTGCACGCTTAGAAGCTGCTGACGCACGCCTAGAACGGGATGTAGCCAGAGCCAAGGTAAATCGTATCAAGGTCAAAATCAAAGCCTTAGAATCCGCTCTGATGGCTACAGGCACTCAAGCTAGACTTCTCTCCGCAGAACTCAAAATCTAAGGAGACACAATGGCCCTATCCAAACCAATGCTGGACAAGCTACGGACTAGGGACAAGCTCTGCTGGCACTGTGGGGAAAACGATGACCTCGTGCCGCACCACCGGAGAAACCGAGGAATGGGTGGCTCAAAGCTCCTAGATCGCCTCGACAACCTGATGATGGTCTGCGCCATCTATAACGGAATGATGGAATCCGACTCGGCTACGGCTAACCAGGCACGGGATTTCGGTCACAAACTCGCCTCTTGGCAAGATTTTTCAGAACCAGTATTTGACACGCCGAATAGAACTTGGTACATTCTGACCTCGAAGGGTGAGAAGCTGGAGACAGAACCACCGCAACATCTGATTTAGGAGAGAGATGGACTTGGAGCTACTAGCCAAGGCTATGCGAGAGCGAGCCTTGCTTATTGAAGGGGACGATTCGCTGAGCGAGAGCTTGGCAATAAATCAAGTCGCCATAGAAAAAGCGAAAGAAAACAAACGAGCACAGGTGGAGAACCTGAAGAAGCTTTACTTCAACGCTGGGCGTTGGGTAGGCGGAGCTAGAGATCACACAGCTCGTGAAGCCTTTACAAAGATGAAGGCACGAGAGCAGTGAAGATAGGCAGCCTATTCTCAGGCTACGGGGGATTAGACCTAGCGGTCTCAAATGTCACCGGAGCGACTGTTGCTTGGCATTGTGAATGGGAGTCAGCTCCCTCAGCCATTCTGGAGAAGCGTTTTCCAGGCGTGCCTAACTTTCACGATGTATCGAAGGTTGACTGGACTCAGGTCGAGCCAGTAGACATTCTCACTGGTGGGTTTCCCTGCCAAGACCTATCCCTAGCTGGTAAGCGTGCAGGGATGAAAGACGGAACAAGATCAGGACTATGGTCTGAGTTCCACAAAGCGATTGAAATTTTGAAGCCTAGATTGGTGGTAATTGAAAATGTTAGAGGACTACTCAGCGCAACAGCCCATAGCGACTTGGAACCCTGCCCGTGGTGTATGGGAGACAACGCAAGTGAACCTCCTTTGCGGGCACTCGGAGCCGTACTTGGAGACTTGGCCGACATCGGGTATAGCAGTAAATGGGTCGGT